GGAATTCTATAGCTAATATAAGACCCGTATTTAACGAAACCGGTCAATTTTTAAATATTATTATTGATGCTGCTGGTAATAACTATAGTAATGCTTCTATAGTTATAAATGATACGAGAGGGCTTGGCACCAGCTACTATAAGGGATTAAGTAGCGTACTGGTATCTAATGTAGGTGCATCTTATAGTGCTGCTGCAATAGCAAATACAACTGGTACTATATCTACCACAGGTATTTTTCAGCCAACAGGGAATGCTAAAGTAACATTAAATTTTAGCAATACCTACTTTACAGGTGTTGTTATTACAAGTAACGGCAGCGGGTATAATACTGCAGCAATTGCAAATACAACGCTGTCCATTGCAACAACAGGGGTATCGCAGCCAACTATTAATGCGAAGGCCAATCTTTCTTTTACAAGCACTGCAGTTCTTACCCCAATTTTAAATAATAATCAACTGGTAAAAGTTTTAATTGAGGACCCGGGATTAAATTATGGTGCAAATAATCAAACTTTTATTTCTTTAATAGGTGACGGTGCTGGGGCAGCTTTAACACCGTTTGTAAATACTGCTGGCCAGATTGAGGATATAATTATTGAATCTAGAGGTGCAGGTTATTCCTATCTCGATGTAGCAATTATTGGCAGGGGTACTGCGGCCAATGCATATGTTAATTTGTCTATAGGAGACTTAGATACGCAGCAGAGTTTAGTAGAATTATCTGCTATTGATGGGGCTATAAATGCAGTAAGAATACTCCACCCCGGTAACAATTATACAACTGCGAGTATATCAATTGCAGGAGACGGGTCAGATTTTGCAGGTAATGTAGTACTCAACGATGATAATACTATCGATTATATCTTAATTACAAATCCAGGCACCGGTTACCATTATGCTACAGCTTCAATAACCGGAACAGGATCAAACGCTAATGTGTCTGCTATACTTTCTCCGTACCAGGGACACGGTTTTAATCCAGTTAAAGAATTATACACTGATACTATATTACTATACTCTACAATAAACAATGAAAGAATTCACGGTATTGATGTTAATAATGATTATAGACAATTTGGTATTATAAAAGACCTGACGCAGTATGCTAACTCTAGAATATTTGCTAATATAACTGGAACCTCAAGTTTTTTAATAACGGTTAATGCTGCAAATACATTAACAAGAGACACTATACTACAACTAAGCTCAGACACAACAAGAAAATTTACAGTAGTTGAGCTTATTTCATCTAATAATCAAATTTTATTAAATAGTACGAATAACTATACCATAGTTACAAGTGATGTTTTAAACGATCCTCTAACAAATATTAACTATACCGTAGCTTCTATTAACAAATACCCCACTATAAATAAGTTTAGTGGTGATCTTCTTTATATAGATAATAGAACTTCGGTAAGTTATAGTGATGAACAACTTGTAAAACTAAGAACAGTAATTAAGTTATAAAAAATGAAAATATATTCTTCTGCCCCCTATTACGATAACTATGATGAGGGTAAGCAGTTTTATCGGGTATTATTTCGGCCAGGTCGTGCAGTACAGGCCCGGGAGCTTACCCAGCTACAAACATCTTTGCAAAATCAAGTGCAGAGATTTGGTCAAAATATTTTTAAAGAAGGCTCAATTGTTATACCTGGACAGCAGCATTTTGATTCTGCGTATAAGTTTGTAACCCTTGCTACAACTTATAATTCAGTTAGTGCCGATAGTAAGATAGCAGATTTAGTTGGAACAGTTATAACAGGACAGACCACAGGTATCAAGGCGTTAGTAGTTAATTATGTTGTAGCTACATCTACAGACCAACCTACAATATATGTAAAGTATACAAATTCTGGTACAAATAATGAGACATCGGTTTTTGCTGATGGTGAGATATTTGCAAATAGCACTGGATCAATAACATTACAGGCGTTTTCATTAGCGGCTACAGGTACCGGTACTGCGTTTTCTGTTAAAGCTGGTGTTGTCTTTACTAACGGGGTATTTGCTTATTTTGACGATCAAACATTTATTGTATCAAAGTATACGAGCACTCCTTCTAAATCAGTTGGATTTACAATTACTGAATCAGTAGTTACAAGTGATGATGATTCATCTATATTGGATCAAGCTGTAGGTACTTATAATTATTTTGCACCAGGCGCCGATAGATATAAACTAGCATTAGATTTATCTATTAGAGATATACCTGCTGCAGATACAGATACAGATAATTATATCGAGCTAGCTATAATTGAAAATGGGGTTGTTATTCTTCAAAAGAATACTCCAGATTATAATATATTAAATGATACATTAGCTAGAAGAACTTTTGATGAGTCGGGTAATTATACAGTTAGACCATACGGTTTAGAAGTTATTAATCATCTTAGAACTAGTAATACAAGTATTCGCGATGGATTATATGATACAGCATTTGGGGGTAATTCAAGTCTGTATGTTAATGTTATAAAGCCTGGTAAAGCTTATGTAATGGGGTATGAGATTGAAAATATTAAATCTCAATATATTGAAGCAACTAAAGCAAGAGATTATGTATCAGTTAATAACGGTACAATTTCTACCCAGGTAGGCAACTATATTTTTATTACAGGTATTGCATCTATACCGGATCTTGCAATTTTACCGAGAGTAAGTCTTTACAATAAGTATACTGCTACTAGCGCTGCTGCATCAGGGATGGCTGTTGGCTCAGCTCGTATTCGTTCATTAGAATATTATTCTGGTAGTGGTGCAACTGCAGTATATCAAGCCTTCTTGTTTGACATACAAATGACCTCTGGTTTTACATTTGAGAAGGATGTAAAACAGCTGTATTATGACAATGCCACAATTACAGATTTTACTGCTAACATTTCTCCAACTCTAGTTAATTTAACAGGAACGGTATCCACCACCAATGCTTCTGCTACTATTACTGGGGTTGGTACAAGATTTACTTCAGAATTAGCAGCTAACAGCGTTATAACAATTAACGGCAACGTTATTCCTATACTTAGTGTTGCTAGTGATTATGCTGCTACCGCTAATATTAATATTGTAGGCACATTATCTGGTGTTGCTGCCTCGGTGCATACAGCAAATATTCTGTTAACTGATAAAGCTGACTATATTTCAGAATTACCTTATTCTACTATTCGTTCTGTTGACCCTACTAATCTCGAAACAACCTACAGCACAAGAAGAGTCTACGATAGAACATTAAGCGCTAATTCGATTACTCTTACTGCTGGTACAGATGAAACATTTGCAGCATTTTCTACAAGTAATTATATTGTATATGATATAACTGGCAATCAATATCTTACTCTGGTTTCAGGTAATGTAACACGTTCCGGTTCACCAACTGGCAAAACTCTGCAACTTGCAGTCCCTGGGTCTTCTGGTGGTAATCATGATGTCAGAATTATTACCACAGTACAAAAATCTAATTCATCTGCAGATAAAAAAGTTAAAACTAAAACGTCTACCACGGTTGATTTTACCACAGCTGCAGCAGCACAAGCTACAGTTCTCTCTCTAGGATACGCTGATATCTATAATGTATCTAACATTAGAATGTCAGCCAATGTATTTGGTACAGCTTACCTGGCTACTAATTCCAGTGATATCACAGCGCGATATACAGTAGATAACGGACAAAGAAAAACTCATTACGATATTGGCAATGTAATACTTAAAACTGGCCAGCCAATAGCCACCGGTCCTATTAGAATATCATTTGATTATTTTACACATTCAGCTGGTGATTATTGTTCAGCAGATTCATATACTGCAGCGATTGGTTACGACAATATACCATCTTTTATTGATGGTACAAAGATTTACCAATTAAGGGATAGTTTAGATTTTAGACCGATTATTGCCTCGGATACATTTACAAATCCTTCAGAATTTATTGTACAATCTGTAGATTTAATTACAGATTATTCTTATTATATCCCTAGGACCGATAAGTTGATTATTGATTCAACCGGTACAATTTCTGTGGTGGAAGGTATTAGTTCAGCAACACCTGCTGAGCCACCTACGCCGCAAAATTCTATGGCTCTGTATGTAATTAAGCAAAAGCCATATGTTTTCGATGTTAAGACAGATATCGATGTTACCTTTATTGATAACAAGCGTTTTACTATGCGCGATATTGGTAGAATTGAAAATAGAGTAAAGAATTTAGAATATTACACCACCCTGTCGCTATTAGAAAAAGACACTTCCCTTTATCAAATAAAAG